TTGAAGGTCTGAAACTAGTGTACCAAGAACATCAGCTAACTCATCTATAGTTGTGGCATTTGCGTCATAGCTTCTATCAGTCGTTACGTTAGTTGGGGTATAGGCTGAGGGTTGTGTCACAGGAGTGGCTCCAAAAAATCCAAGGGCATCTGTAGCACCTATGGTATTAATTATTAAACTACCATTATCTGCATAAACTTCAAAATCCACATCCCCCAGCCAAGGGTTAACCTGGACTTTGTCTTGAGTGCCATCCATCAGAACACTGAATAAGCGTGTTACCGCACCGCCCATCCAAAGCTCTACGGGAACATTCCCCCCAGATGGTGTTGCTGCCACATCTGCCCAAAACCCTGCGGCTATATGGTCTGCGGTTACATTCAGGGAATACTCATCATCGTTGGCGTATCCCATAAAAATATGGCCGCCAAGCCAGTCACCAGCGTCAGATTGAGCTTCGCTACCAGCACTGCCGTCTGCTCTTGAACTTAGAACAACCCCGCCCCAGGGAGTAAAGCCCGCACTATCTCCTACAGCAGCGACAATAAAAAAGCTGAGGGCAGACTCACCGTGTAAGAACATCCCTGGTATGGCTGTCGATATACTCTCAATTTTGGCTAAAGCGTCTCTATCAGATGCACCATTTACCGTAATCAACATACTGTCTGTTGAGTTGGCCGGGGTTATATATTCCTCGGTTGCTGGTGACGCTTGTTGCCACTGTGAATATAGGTTTGTGCTACCCTCTGTAATATCATCAGTAGTAACCGTACCGATCTGAAATCGAGACTCATGCGGATTATTCGGACCCATTAGATCCCAAACCAAAAGGCTTTCTGGCTCGCCTGAGAAGCCACCAGCCAAATATTATTTATATTCGCTACTGGAATAAAAACACTCTCTCCCGCAGACAGCTCAAAGCCATCGTTATCGGGATCGGTATTTTGAGTCACGGTATTATCATACCCGACATAGATCCTTCCCGCATTTACAGAAGATGCTTTAACTGTCACACCAACCCCTAAAGCATAGTCTGTAGTAGTCATCTGGAGCGGAGTAGCCCCAATGGAATTCTTAGACCCCGTAGTAAACGATGTCTTATCTAAAGGCGCTACTCCGTTCGCTATAATTGACAGCCATGTATGAGCAGTCTTAACTGAACCTGGTAATGGCTGTGCCATTTATTCCTCCCGGTAATTGATTAATACGAAGTAGTTATCTCCCGCATCCATCGTAGCATCAATTTTGATAGGTTCATCAGGATCGCCTTTTAGAAGCAACGGAACGTACTCTGGGATCCAACCCGACGTAGCCCCAAAGATATAAGCTATAAAAAGCGTGTTCTCATTTGAGTCTTCATCGTTGTCAAAATATAGACGCAAGCGAGAAGTTACAGCACCGCCTGGCTCCATAGTTACGAGGATCCCCTTAACAGCTATGCTTTTGCCCGAAGAAGGGGTGAGAACGGTAGCCCCGGTAACGGAGCCTTCGTATTCGGCTGTAAAAGTTTTATCAAAATGCTGATCATTTAAAATCTTAGTTTGTGATTCTGTCATATTGTTCTCCTTTAATTGCTTAGTGGGAGGGGACGAACAGCCCCTCCCTGCCAAAATTTAGACCTATGGCGTGGTCGTAGTCGACGTAGACGTACTTGAAGTCGACGAACTCGTACTCGAGGTTGAACTCGAGGTTGAGGACGTTGAGCTTGAAGTAGAAGACGTAGACGTAGAGGTCGTAGTCGCAGTCGTGGATGACGTTGACGACGACGTAGATGAAGTTGAAGTTGAGGTTGAGTACTCAATATCAATCTTCCTATCCGTTGACCAGTGGTCAAAGGTATAGGCGATGATTAAGAAGGTCGTATCATCCGGAGTTGTAGCCGGAGTGATAAGGTTATCTTCAACATCGTCCTGGTCAATACCAGTAATCGTTGGCGCTGCTTGCAGAGTCAGAGACGCTGGAGCCGAACCGACGGTTGTGGCACTGAACACCTTAACCGTAGTCTGATTTTCCCACAAGCGGTGATTAACACCTAGAGCATTTTGCGTACCAACCGAGAAATTAACATCGGCTGAATCCTGACCGCCAATTACGACTTGGGTAACCGTCTTGAAGGCTTTAGTACCGTTTGTGGCGGTAGCTTGATCGGCAGTGAACGGAAAGGTTTCCGTAATCGTTGCCCCTTCAACATTGGTTCCCGTAATCACAACTGACGAGTCAATGACATCGCCAGTGGTTCCGGTTGGTGTTACGCTTAAAGCTCGAGGAACATCTGGGTTAGTTAAACCCGTGGTAACGGTGGTAGCCGTACCCTGGGCGGAAGCCGTAGCTGCCATAACCGCAGTTGCACTACCAGCGGCTACAGTCGTTCTAGTCTCCGTATAACCGAAGCTATTCTGATATATATCCGGGTAGTGAATCGTACCTCTTGTGACCCTAAAGAACGGATATGTTCTATGGTCTATTGCCATTTTAGTCCTTTCAGCCTGGGGTTGCCAAGGCCCCGCTTAGGGCCTCGGCGTACCAGGACTATACTCAGCCTGATTCAACTAGTTTCCTAGTTAAGCCAGGACTATATGTTAGGAATTATCCCCTAATGAACCGTATACGCCTCTCCAATCGGAGTAACCAACGCTCCATCGACAAGTCACGGACCACTTAGCGGTCTTGTTATCGAAGTCTGTTTCCGGACCTTCGATTCCGCGGTCATCTCTATCGAACCAATTCAGCGCGTGAAGTGATTGATCAAGTACGAACCAAGCGGTGTCGGAACCACCAGCGGCAGAGCCGAGGTAATCCCAGACCAAGATCTTTAGTCGTCCCTGGTAAGGGTTGATGTCGTTATTACCAGTACCTACTCGTCCACTTGAATCCAATAGAATTCGAGCCTCTTTTTCAAGGGCTGGCGGAACTAGTAAAGTATCTGGTTGAACCATTTGTAGTTGGCCTTTGTTGTCAACGGTTCCCCGCATAGCAACAAGTCCAACTTCCAGCGAATCTTCAGCAAGGTCACTGGTAGTATGGTTCGAAATATTCGCGCCCCCATCCGTACGGGTGTGAGCGGTTGAAACTAAGGCTACTCCATCACCGGAAGTGAAGGATGCTAAACCACCTCCACCAGCGGTAAATGCGTTGTTAAACACATCAGCAGCAGCCTGTTCTTTAGTGCGCATCTTAGCTTTCGCTAATTCGCGCGGTTTTCTATTCATGACGTTAAATTGATCGTCCTGAAACATCTCGTAAGTAACTTGAGTACCCAGTGCATACTTCAGGTGAGTGTAAGTAACGTCATACCCCTGGAGCTGATCTTCGTAAGTGATCGTTGTACCCTCAGAAGTCTGAACAAGTTTTGACAGGCCTGAAGCGGATGAATCTTTCTCATCCTGCTTGGCCGAAGTCATAACATTGAAGATACTGGGGGCTACAACTGGAATCTGCTTAACCTCGTCCCCGTAAATCTTGCGAAAAGACGGGTCGAGTATGTCAGCCCATGAGCCTCTTGAATCAGCCATGTGCTACTCCTTAAAAGTCACCATGTAAAGCACTCTCCGCAATTGTAAATAGACCCTGGGAAGTATCTGTCGATATATCTCCAGGTCCTTGCGGGTTATACTCAAGACAAAACAATTGGGCAGTAGTCGTAGCGGTGGTTGAGGTGTCAACTAATTGCGCACCAGTAGCACCAGTCAGATCAAAAAATGTTCCGACGTGCTCTGCACCGAACGTAGTACTGTCATTGTCATTGTCTACGAGATAGATTGCGTCTTCGTTAACGATGACGCGACAAGTTAGAGCATCATCTCCGACTACGGTTTCATCAGCCAAGCCCACTAATCGCTGTGTAGCGATAGAAGCATTGGTAATTTCACCGTCGCCGTCGAAGTAGACGAAATCGCCTTTGGTAACTGTAACGCCAGTAGCAACCACGAAATCGCGGGTTGCGGCATTAGAGCCACCACCTCTGTTACCTATATAGGTAGGCATATCTATCTCCTAAGGTTTAGGTTTATAAATTGGACGGAGCCGTTTCCTTTTCCGCTTTAGCCAAGGCTGTTGTCACCTCGGCATCAGATTTCCCCCTTAAATCGGGGTCCATCGCTCTGGCCGTATCCAGTGTACGTTGAGAATACGCTTTACCACCAGACTTAGGTCGACTCTTCTTAGAGTTAACTTTGCTAGTAGAAGCTTGCTGTTTAGCTGCCACAAGAACCTCCTCTTTGCGTTGTTGTTCTTTATCTACCTTTTTAGGCTTCGATTCCAAGGGTCGTCCGCTCATGACCCAGGCTTTTTCAAGCCCTTGCTTCATGGTTGGCCGTATCCCGTGTTGTTTCTCATAGGCATCCGCGTAGACCGTTAGGTGATCCAGTATCTCATTTTGAACCGCCTGGTCGTTAATTTCCGAATGCTTTTCGGCAAACTCCTGAAAATCCGCTTCTATCTGCTTCGCTATGTAGGCGGAAGCCATCGGATCAGAAGTCGCGGTCTGAGCAGGAGTTTCCTTATCAGTCTCCTGGGGCTGGGCTTGCGCCCTCAGCCTCTTATTTTCCTCAGCCAATCGTTGAGCCTCAGATATAGAATTGGCGTGGCCTTCTTCTAGGTTTTTTATGTACTCTTCAGGGGTCTCCCCTTGAAATTGGGTGAATCTCTTTTGAAATTCAGGAGTTTGCTCTCCCTCAGAACCCTCTTCGATCTCGTCTTCGGTTTCGGAATCATCCGGATCGGACTCTTCCTCCTCAACGTCATCGTCAGAAGTTTCCTCCTCATCAGGGTCTTGAGCTTCGGTTTCGTCTTGCGAATCATCGCGATCTACTTCCTCCTCCTCAGTTTCCCTTTTGTCTTGGTCTTCTGTTTGGTCTTGAGACTTGTCGTCTTCTGCCATGTTAATCTCCTTGGTCCGCTAAAGCGGTTTCCCATTTAAATTACGGGCGTGTAAGCCCACACGGGCATGTATGCCCAGAAGAGAAAGTAGGCTAGGAGGGTGGAAAACACCTATGGTGAAAACACCCCTACTTTCTCTTTTTGACCTGCATGCTCTTGTGAATGTCGTGCATCGCACCATGTATAGCTTTTAGAGCTTCCGCTTGGCCTTGTATGCGAACCAGACCATCGGGGGTGGAATTTAAGGCTCGTTTCGCCAGTTCCACTCTCTCTAAGTCCAAGAATTTCTTCAAAGACGTATAGTAGTGCGATTCGAAAAGTTCGGATAAGGTTTCGCGGTCACTCTTCGTTAATAGATCGGCAACCTTATAAATCTTATCTGTTGTCATTTTAACCCTCCTTAGTTAGTGATTGCAACCATCATATCATATTAATGTATCAAACCGACGTATCGGTAGGCTGGAGATCGGCGGCCTGTAGTTGGTTGCCTGGTCCCGCTTCCGGTTGGATGCCCAGTCCATCTTCCCCTAGGGTTGGGAGGCCGGGAACATTCCCTTCCCCGGGAAGTTCCTCATCACTCTCGGCCAATAGCTCTTCCCCTCCTGGCTGGCCCTGAATCTCTCCGTCAATGTGGTTCTCAAAGATATCCTGAATGGCCGGATCAAGCTGTTCAAATTCCGCCGAGTTGACATATAGGAGATGGACCTGGGTGTGGGCTTCGCCAGCATCTATAGTTGGCTCAAGGGCGATACCCCTTCGCATGGCCTCGTTTTCAAGTTCGGCCAGCATCACCTGTTCTTCTTCGGATTGTCCGGAGCCGAGTAGCCAGTTCTTTGGATCCTCATCATTAATCTCGAGGTATCTGGTGACGGACTTCTGCGGATCAACCACGGCGGCCAAATTAGGATTCGCCATCAGCATGTTAAACATTTCCGTGGTCTTGGCCTGCTTAATCGGTTTGGATATCTTCTCAAAGGCTCCCGCTTCAATCTGGACATCCCAGTCACCTTCTAAGAATCTAACCATACCCTTATCAAGAGCCAGGGAACTCTTCCCCTCCACGTCTTCCATCTTCAGACTCTTCTTGCCATTCTCATCTACGACTCTAAACTTCTTGCCCTGGACGGAGATCTTTCTGGTTACTTTTTGGTCCTTGGTCTTATTCTTTTCGAAAATCTTCTCATACCGGGGAGCGGGGTAGTAGAATTGGATGTTGGACCACTTCAACCTCCCGATCCGGGTTAAAGCATCAATCTCATTAAGCTCGGCCACCATATTGACCCTCTTTAAGGATGACTCTTTTAGGATGGCCGCTTCCGTGGCCGTCCCGCCGATGTTAACTCCCTGAATCCTATCATCAATACCGTGGGCGCGACGGATATCCTCGAGTAGAATCTCTTCGGTTCTAAAGTATGAGAATGGGATATCGCCGTACTCCAGGGGTTGAATGACCTGATTTAAAGGCTGGCCGTGAGTATCGACTCCAATGATCCCGTGAGGACGGGTAATTAAATCTTCCTCATCCAGAGAAAAGGCATTATTGGTAATGAACATCTTAGAGGCCTGCAACTTCTGCCTGTCCATGTTGAGGTTGCGAATCGAGCGTCTCTCCTCGGTTAATTGGAAGATTACCTTCGGTATGCCCATACCCCAGAATTGACCCGGAATCTTGTACTGGTAAATGACGGCGAAAGGCAATTGCTTATGCTTGGAGGGTAGAGGCCCGCTATAGATGGGGAGGTTATTGGCTACGACAAGATACTCATCGTCCCTGGCACTCCAGTAGTGAAGAACCTCCACCTGATCCTCCGTCATATCCTCGGGCTTCTTAAAGAAGCTCCGATTGGTCGTCTCCCCGGAAGCAGACACATACTCGGTATTTTTAAAACCTATCCTCTCCGCGTAAATATCGTCGAAAGAATCTAAATCCAAAACCTCTCTTTGGATGCAGTCAGCCGCGGAATCAATATCAGCCGCATCGGGATCGACGTAGAAGTATTCGTTCTCAATAAATTCCGTATAGTCGTCATCAACGTCAATGATGGTCTTTTCCTTGTACATGAGTTCCCCGGTCTCATCATCAATCTTATCGGGATCTTTGACGGTTCTCTCCTCATGCCGCCAATAGTCTTTTAGTATCCCCGTACCCTTAATCGAAGCATTTAATTTCGCCAGATTATACTGGTAGTCGAAGCCCATCCTATCCATATTGTGCATTAAGATGGCGTTGCCGAATTCCTCAATCGCCTTGTCATCGTCCTGCGTCCTATCAAGTCGGGGACGGGATTTCCTCGCCAGAGTCTCCTGCTGCTGGGCCTGAATGGCCGCGAAAGCATCCGGTAATCTAATGTCGGCTCGCCAGTCGTCATCGGTCTTGGCCTCAACGTGCTGCCTAAAAGCCTTATCGCCCTCTTTCCAGTCGGCCTCGGCCTCAACTCTTAGGGGATCGTCCCGCATCGCCCAGAATCGTTCATAAACTTTTCGCCTGACCCGGCGCTCATCCTTATCCAACCTGTAGCCCTTGGCCTGCTCCCTGTCGGTATCTAGGCGAACATCCTTCTTTTGGGACTTCAAAGCCTCTTTGCGCTTTTTGTCAAGCTCTTTTTCCTTCTTGTCTTTTAATCGTAGGGCCATTACCTCTCCTTAAACTCCCTATACTCCCGTAATAACTGAGCGCGGCTTATCGTAGAACTTGGGGTTTTTCTTCCTTTTCTTGGATTTGAGGTGAGACGGCGCAGCTGCGATGTCCAATATGTCTGCGAGCGCATCAACCACGTCATCGTGCTTGGCTTTAGGGAAGTGGAGGAGTTCATACTCAAGCTCGGTTCCTCCTTCCATTCCTTTGAGGTGGAAGACGTGTCCGAACTCGTAAGCTGGAGCCAGGCCTCTAACTCGTTCTTCTTTAGATTTGCTTCGATGATTTATCTCCTTTACTGGCAGCCATACGCCACGACGCTTTTGTTCGTTATTTAATTCATACATTATACTCTTCTGAGTTGCAACCGTCTCAAGGGAGATTTGCTTGACCTCAAACCTGTTAAACAGATCAAACATGTGTTGGATAATCTGCGCGTAGGTCATTTTTTCCCGCGTAACGTGGCGAACGTAGATATTTCTCATATGATCCATCCCCGCCACCACGAAGGCCGCATAATCGGACGAATCCCCCGCAAATGAGGGATCGACCAGTAAGTACCAATTAATCGGGATGTTCTCAATCTCCTTCGTCTCCTTGTAGTGAATCCAAGACCTTCTAAAAATGGCCGTCTCGTCATCGACGGGATTATTCATGTATTGGCAGGAAAAGATATAACTTCCCTGAGATTTCTTCTGAGCTTTTAGAAATTCCTCCGTTAACCTTTGCGGGAAGAATAAACTCCCATCCGGATTGTAGGCCTGTCGAATGATCCGATTAAAACGATCCCCCTCGTAATCTAAAATATACTGGTAGACATCCGAATAGTGCCAGCGGGTTCCAATCACGATTAAGGGCTTCCCGGGATCCAAAAGCGATAGTCCCAGCTTATAATGATCGATCACCTTCTGAATCTGCTCTCTCGTCGTGACATTCGTCTCACTCATCAGGTCGTCCATGATTATTAAATCGTAGTGCATCCCCGTCTTCGTAACGTCAACTCCGGAACATGAAAAGGTCGGCTCCTTCCTCTGCCTTTTACGCGCAGAGATATTTAATTGGGAATCCGTCCACAACCCATCCCGCTTCTTATCATCCGGATAAGACCCGTAAAACGTATGGTAGATATCCCGAAACTTCTCATTATCCTCCAAATGCCCCTTAATCTCCGCTAAAAAGGCCTTACTCTTCGAAAAAGTCTCCGAGTCAATTAAGATCCTAGCATCCGGATCCGATAAAATAGTCTGAAGCGCAAACCCGATAGTCACGATGGAACTCTTGAAAGTCCCTCTTGGCATTAATATCAACAGAAATTTTTTTTGGGGGTCGTAGGCATCTTGGGGCAGATCAGTTTTTAACTTCCCTTCTTTTTCTTCTGAATTTTTTTTGTCCGCATCTTGGGGTGGATCCTGAGGAGGGGATTGATACTCCATAACAGGAAGTTTTTCTTTAGATAGTGGGGCGCTATAGGGTAGCAAGCCCTCAGTATAACGGCATATGCCCCCATGCGTTAGTTCTTCCATTAAATCATAATCTAAAATATTCTTACAAAAATAAAATAAATCATGTTGACAGCGCTTGGCTACCTTGAGCCTAGCCAGTCTCTGCTTGGCTTGTAGTTCGTTGAGTATATCCATGTGT